TTATTATTTTGGGTGTGTGAAAATTTTAAATAGGGGGGATCTGATAAAAATCAAAAATCCAAAAAATAAAAAAATCAAAATAAATTAATATTCCGATTTTCTAAATTTAAATTTATTTTACTCTGGAAAGTTTTTGTGTTGTGACATTCAAGACAAAGCAACTGTAAATTATCTTCGTTAAGAGTAATAGACTCATCTTGATAATTAGTTTCGTCAATCTCTATGATGTGGTCAACAATACTCTTACCATGAATCAAACGGCCACACATATCACAACGCATACGTCTGTCACGCCTAATCTTATTTCTAAGTGGATGCCAAACTTTCCTGTCATTGTAAAACTTAATCTGCCAGGCTCTGAACCAGTCAGAGTGTTTAGGGTTTCTATAACGCATAAACAGGAACTGACTTAATTTCGCCAGTTATTTTATTTCTATATTTTTTGAAATGAATATATAAAACGTTATCGCTATATATCTTAATTTCATCTACCAGCTCAAACACGCTAGGTGTATGTGGGTAACGATTAGGTCTCATGTTTACCTCCAACAAAAAAGAGAAGCAGCAACCGCCGTTCTCTTCAAAATTATCATGATACAAATATATCAGATTCATTTTGTCAATTCTATATCTTTTTTTGACAAGATTTATTTTTGAATTTATGTAAAATATCCCTGTTGAATTAGTTATATCTTATATTTTATCCAATTTTGTTTCACACTCAAAAACTAATACGGACAATGCTTCGGGCCCTATTCAAAATATAAACTAGAAACTTCCTCGTTATGGATAGTTGAAAAAATCAAAAAAATATTAGAGGCTAAAATTACTCATCTTAGTATCAAGTTCATCTTGCCTCACACAAATATAAATTAGTGTGACTGCTGGACTTGAGTGATTGAATAATGACATCAAGTCTGCAACGTTCTTGTACTTCTTGTAGTAATGATAGCCAAATGTTTTTCGCATCGTGTGGGTTCCGACATTATCGATGCCTAAGTCTTCAGCAGCTCTTTTAAGAAACCAGTATACCGTCTTATAGCTGAGCGCCTTATTCTTTCCAACACGACTCTGAAATAGATAATCATGTAATTCTTTATCTTTGACAAATTCCCTCAATTCATTCTTGAGTGGCCTTGTCATTTTAATGCTCTTGTATTTCCCTGTTTTCTGTTCCCTAACTTTAATATGCCAACCTTGAACATCTTTAACTTTTAGTTTGAGAATATCTCCGACACGAAAACCTGTATTGATTCCCAAAAGAAATAGCATATAATACTTTTCATTCCAAGATGATAGATAGTCCTTCATGGCTTGGATATCATCCTTATCTCGTAACGGTTCAACAATATTCATAGTTTTGCTCCTTTCAAAAAAAAATAAAGCACTAAGATTTTCTCAGTGCTTTGGATAGTATCAATCTATCATTTTATTTTTGTCAATGCTATACTTTTTTTTGACAAGTTACATGAACAATAACTTTGCAAGTGTATCAAGAATGACTTCACGTCTTCTGTAAATCTGCTTACTGTGCCTGTATAGATACCCAGTGTCACCATTCTCCATAATATGCCAAACTTGAATCCAATCGTATCTAGTATGTTCTCCCCATCTCAAATGAAAGATTTTTTTATCATCAGGTTCAAGTGCATCAAGTAGATTGGAAATTGCTGTTTGAAAGTTTTCTAGTCTTAAAACCATCGGATCGCTTGCATAAGCAACTGCTAAGTTCTCCGACCTGTTGACGAATGTTCCGCTTCCACTTGCACCAGTATCATCAATACCAGGAACAGTAAGATGTTTCACTTCGTACAATCGCTCTAATTCATGCCTACGCTGACCAATAAGTTTATCAATCTTCAGGTATTTATCGTCGAGTTCAAACTCAAGATAATCTCTCCGTGATTTTGTTAAATTCTTTTTACCCAAACCTTACCTCCCATATATCTTTTAGTTTTTACCCACTTGATAATCTTACCATCGTTATTATTATTGAAATAATCTGGTAATCTTGCCGTTGGACTTTCTTTGTAGACCACTTTTTCAACAACCTGGATTGCAGGCATCATTTCATCATCTATCCATCCAACAAGCCACGCAGGGTTTACATCATAGGTTTTAGCAATCATTTCAATTTGCTTAATGGACGGATATCCACCCCGTTCGTACAAATGAATTGTATTTTGGGAAACACCTGTATCTCTAGCCATATCTTTGACGGAAATACACAAGTCCTCTCTAAGTTCTTTCAATCTCAGTTTCATCTTGCTCTCCACTTTCTAGTATTAGCTTTTATGAATGTAGCCTGCTCTTGCATCTGCTTCCATTCATAATCCATGATGATTTCAAGTTGATTGTTACAAAGACCTTTTAAGAAATCATTTTGAGCTTCTAGTTTCTCAATATCCTTATAGGCCCTTTCGTACAGTTCATCTTCCAGAAATCTAATGCGCTCTGCCATTGCTTCTTGAATGATGATGTAAGTTGGTTTCTTGTACTTTGCCATTACAACATTACCTCATCTCCTATTTTTAGAGATTCATAGTTTGTTTGAGTAACTACGAACACTCCGTAATTTTGCACTGTGATAGTGTACATGTCGCCAATCTTCTCCTTTTGTAAAACTCTGCCTTTGATTTCTGCGCCTTGATTATCAGCTTTATAAACGACAATCGGACGCTTTGCTTCTAGTTTTTTAATGTGGATACTCTGCCAGATATTCAATCCAGCAGACAATAATATCCAAATTACGATAAAACGTCTCATTCTGTGTCCTCATTTCTTCCATCTCTTACTTTTTGCAAATAATATTTATATATTTCACTGCTACCATAGTCATTTACTAACTTTTCAAGTGCTTTATTGACTACTTCAGACACGCTTCTATAACTACCATATTCTTTAATGGCTTCGACATGGTCATATAGATCTTGTGTAATCGTTGCTTGTATCTTTCTAGGCATCACTCCGCCTCCACAACTTCAAATAAAGGACTGTTGAATACTTCGCTGAATCCAGCTTCTTCAAGTTCTTTTCGGGTGTGTGCTGTACGGTATTCTTTAGTTTCTTCCTTTTCACTAAAAAGCCATTCACGACAAGACTTAAAGTAGTTAAGGTACTTATATTCTTTGCTTAAACATTTTATTTTCACGAAAAATTTCTTCTCTTCCTCGTTTGTGTAACCGTCAAGCCATGCGCGAGCGACTAAATCAAATGGTCGTTCTTGCATAAACCATTTACAAACTTCTTCATTTGTGAAATCAAAATCGAATAAGTCTGCTACGTCTTTGCAAGATTTTCTAGCTTCCTCAATCCAATCTGCAACAAACTGCGGAATCACTGGTTTATTCAATTCTTGCCGAATCTTGTCAGCATCTTTCAATTGATTACCAACCCATGATCCCTCAAGTTTGCCTTGCTCATAGCCACTACGGTATTTCATCGAACCGTAGTCGTCCCCTAATTCTTTAAGGATGTCATTAAGCCATCTAGTCTGTGTCGTCGGATCAAACCCTCTGATTCGACGAACGACATCTTTTAACTTGAATGGCAACGGTTCTGGTTCATCTAAAGACCGTAAGTCTTTCAAAACCAAATCAACCGATGTCAATTTCTTCTTGCTAGCTTTAAATTTTTCGTATCGTTCAATTAGTCCTTGAATGTTCATTCTCTATCTCCTTCTTCATTTTCTAAAGCGGCATCTTGTATGAAAGTATTACCAATTTCATAGTGCTTGTATTCCTCAGCTGTCACTTCAAACGTTTCTTCAACTTGCTTATTACCTGCACGACCTGAAACGACCAGAATGTATTTTCTTTTGGTTCTGGTTGGTACAAGTACCGAACTTTTTCCAGACACTACAGGTATGAATGTTGTGTGAGGTTCATTGATGTACTTGTCTACAACTGTCCCACTCGAAATCTGGTGACATGCTACGAGGAAGGACACGAGTAAAACAACACATAGAATTTTAAAATATCTCATTACTTCTCCTCCAAAAGCTCTGGATTTTCATAGACGTTTCCGATGATTTCTCTATCGCTAGCCACATTACACAATCGTTCAAAATTATTGTATCTAATCAAGCTATTTACAAACATTCCTAAATCTTCTCTATATTCGATAATTCCGTTTAACAAACCATCTTTTGTACCAAGAACATCTTTCTCGTATATCTCCCGTAAATTTTTGTCAAACATCCCTGTGAAACGTCCTACTGATTCTATATTTACAGGACACCAAGAACCTATAGTAATGTATTGTTCGTTAGCTTCTACCACTTCGTTGATAATAAATGCTCTTCCTCTATCTTCAATTAAATGTCCGTATTGCCATTCACCTTTGCTATTTTCGTCAATGGATAACCCTCTAAATTTTGGAATCATGCTAATACTCCTTAAATAAACAAACTAGCTAGCCACAGAACAAATGCAAAATATATAATCTTTGAAATTGCCTGAGTAAGTTTTTTTGAAATTTCTTCATCACTATAGATTGTTGGATTTATGAAGCTTAGTAAAGCATCTACTCCTAAAGCTTGCCAAAACGAAATCTTTCCGACAGGGAGGATTGTCGTTACAATCTCATTCCAACCAAATTGAACAACAAACGGTGAGATAATTGTTACGAGTAATACACCAATAATAATTCCTAGTCTTTTCATTTTATAAATCCTCCTCTTTAACAAACACCCCATCAATCATCTTACCTTTGCGGTTCTTGATGACCTCATAAGCTTCTTCTAAGCAATTTTCAGCTGTAGTACCATTGCAAAATGAAACCGTACTAATCATGCTATCAAGAAACATCAAGTCTGCTTTGATTAACGGAATTTGTGTCTCGTTGTGGCAGATATGAGCGTATAGTTTTTGAGCGATGTTCCCTAAACTAGAAACCATCAGCAGCAATTCAAGTTCCTGTTGATTGGCTGAAATCTGAGCACCATTCTTAATCTGTTGATCAAGTCCAATCAAAACTACCTGGATGTCTCCGAGCGCATCGTAAATCAGTTCAGATTTATCCTTTGCAATGCCCTCAAACAATTCACCAGACTCTTCCATCAGCTTCAAGAACTGCTTGACCGGATTTGCTTCATGTAAGTTACGGTCAACAAACCATTGTTGAACCTTGTTTTCTAATTCTGTGTTGTTCATATTCTTCTCCTTAAAATAATTTTATTTGCTTCTCATAAGTATCAAGTCTCTGTTTGGCAAGGTTAAAGATTCTTTTGTCAAGCTCACAACCGACATACTCAAAACCTAACTCCTGACAAGCAATCAAGCTACTTGCTGAACCGACATGAGTATCAAGAATCTTATCTCCAGCTTTTGCGTAGTTTTGCAGCAACCAAAGATAAAGATTGATGGGTTTTTGAGTTGGATGAATTCTAACCTCATTCAAAGCCTTGTTTCCTTGCTGGATATGTCCTTCAGATATTGACTTACCTTGCATCATACTGTTCCACATATAGCGAAACATCCGTGTACTATCATGTAAACTGCAGTACGCTATCTCACAATCTGAGAAACTTGACTGGCCATTAACTTTATCCCACACAATTCGACCAGGCCCAAAAGAGTAGTTGAAGTAGTTCACACCCCAAATGATTTGATTTTTTGAAACTCTAAAAAGTTCATCAAAATAATCTCCATTTGGAATTTGCCACTCTGAGGTTTCGCCATACAGTCTGCTTACACCTATTGGACTGACTTTTCGTCCGTAAAATTTTCTTTTTTCTGGTCCGGAAAAATACGGTGGATCAACAATAGCTAAATCAAAATAGTTTTCAGGATATCTTTTCATGACGTCCATGCAATCTTCGTTAAGAAATAATTTCAAGTCATCACCTCATTCCAATTCCTTTGCTACTGCAGCGATAACATTGACTGTCACGCTATTTCCTGCTTGTTTGTATAATTGACTATTGCTATTTACTTCTTGAGCTTTGTCAAATGCCCAGTCAGGAAAGCCTTGTAATCTCCAACACTCACGAGGTGTTAGCTTGCGAATACGATAGCCAAAAGATAAATGGTTATTTTCGTGATAGCTATTACTTGTCAGAGTAGGAGCTATTTCATGCACTCCACCTTGATTATAGCCATGACCACGCTGAATGATTTTAGGTTCAAGACCTCCGCCTTGATATGCTCTGATTGTTGGTGCGATACCGTCTGTTTCATAAACCACACCGCATTGATTAAAATTTGGCTGCAATACTCCAAATTGTTTTATAGTATTACTTTTTATGGCTATCTTTTGCCCCTCTCCCTTGTTTGTGGTTAGTGTAGGAGCTAGTCCGTCAGCTTGATAGACTTCCCCGTTCATCCCGTTGCCAGATGGGTTTACATTGCCAATTTTCATGACTGATTTGTTACTAATTGACTGACTTTGTCCACTGAGAGGAAAAATTCTTCTGGTACATTCTCCTCTAAAATGTCCGATAATGAACACACGTTCGCGATTTTGGGGGACTCCAAAATCCTTGCTGTTAAGCACTTGCCATTCCACATCGTACCCCAGCTCATCCAAGGTTGAGATAATGGTCTCGAATGTAATTCCGTTTTCGTGATTGAGGAGTCCTTTGACATTCTCAAGGAATAGATATTGAGGTCTGAGAATAGATGCGAACCTAGCAATTTCAAAGAACAAAGTTCCTCGTGTATCTTCAAAACCTCGTCTGTTTCCTGCAATTGAGAAAGCCTGGCACGGAAATCCTCCACAGATAGCGTCCACACGTCCGATTCTTCGAATAGACTCATCTGTGACTCTTGTAATGTCATGTAATTCAATTTCTCCCTTCGTGTCGTGTATAGCTTTATAACTGGATCTTGCGAATTTATCAATCTCACAAAAACCTATACATTCATGCCCTGCCGATTCCATTCCTAAACGGAATCCACCAATGCCAGCGAATAAATCCAAAAATTTCATCTGTTTATCCAAAAAAATGCGACTGCCTTTGTGAATTTGGCTAAATACGGGCAGCCGCTCGTCCAAGGTCACATAACCTTTACTGACACATTCCTAGCTCGCTTTTAACGTGATTCGCGGCACGTTGATTTTGTCGCTAAGTAATAGCAATCTACTGCACCATAATCAAACCTCACATCGTCTTTCCCGATGTATTTTTTGAATTTTGGTCTGGTAATACCTGAGAAAGCCCACTGATGGTCTTTCATCCGTTCGATAAGTTCATCCACATTGTTGAAATCACCAAGAAAAAACTTGCAATGCCCATTGTAGACGAAGTAAAGTTTTAATAACAATGTGTACCACCTCTCTAAAAGTAATCTTTCCTTTTGTTTTTCAAGTCATTAAATACCATCAGATGATCATTGTCTACACCCTTCATCAACCGACTCATAAACGGCCGACCATATCGCTTCTGAATTTCTTGCGCAGTCAGATTAGTCGTGATAACCGTGTTAGCCCTTTTGTTGAGAATGTTATAAAGAATACTAAAGGACCACTCACTGTCCTTCTCCATCCCAAGATCATCCAAGACCAAAAACTTTGCACTAGCAATTTTATTGACCAAGAACTCTTCCTGACTAAAATCAGCTTTAATCTTCATCAGCAAGTCTGTGACATTGATAAAGATAGCAATCTCTTTCGTATGCTCAGATAGAGCTTTCATCATCGCAAAGGCTAAATGGCTCTTGCCAGTTCCAGCTTCTCCCTGAAAAACAATATTGTTCCTAGCGCCCTCGGACCACTCCCGACAAATCCTCTTTGCAAAAGCTAGCTTTTGCGCTTCTTTTTCGGTTGGTGTGTCGAAGTTGTCAAGAGTAGCATTTTTCAGGACATCATCATAGAGAGAAAATTTCTCAAGATAAAACTTCCGCTCTCGTTCATGCTCAGCATCAGCCAACTCATTGACCTTTATTTGATTCTCTGCATGGATCCGTTCCGATTCACATAAGCGACAAAGGACATCATTTGTCCGGAGGATTTTGATCAAGGGAATCCCATGCTTTTCGCAAATTTCAGCCTGCTGTTCAGTATTTCTATGGTAAGATAAGGCCATCTCTTCGAGTGCATCAGTTACCATGATACCTTACCTCCACAAGCTTTCCAGCTAGCCATATCTGACAGGCACGCAGTAACGGTAGAAAGAGGTTGTTTTATAAGCAAAGATTTCTTTTCGTCGCTGATCGGATAAAAGTCATCTTCAAATTGCTCAATAAGTTCTAAAATCCCCATTCGTCCTTAGCCCCCTGTTCTGATTTTTTTTCATTTTGTTGTCGTCCTTGAAGATGGGAGTTCTTGCTATCTTTATATTTTTGGTCATTATCATCTACCTGTTCAATAGTTGTAAAACCTTTCTTTTTCCAATTTTCAAGAATCCCTCTCAGATACTTGAAACTAGGTTGATAAACCTCAGAAGTTATCTCCACTGCACGGTTCAACATATCAAAACTCATTCCATCAAGTCCTACATATTCAAGCAGCTGTTGATGTTGTTTATTGTTTATCCGAATACCACTATGTTTCAAATTTTCAGATAAGCTGGAACTAACCATCGTCTTATTATTTTCTTTCTCTATCTCTGTATCTATATCTTTCTCTATATCTATATCTCCGTTGCAAGTTGTTGCAATAGTGTTGCAATGCAACCCCATCAACTCTCTGTGTTTGCGACTTCTACGAGTGCTCGCCGTTTCGCTCCCAACCATCTCAGGAACCTGTTCTAAGAAATAATCTCTGTCATTTTTTCTAGTCAGCAAGCCCTTGCTCTCCAAGAAAATCAAAGTGATTTTAATATCTTCAACATTCTCATCAATGACAAGAGCGATTTCTTCAGCTAGATTATCCGCAAGGCCATCGTAGTAGATGTTCCCACCATCCTCTAAACTAATCAACATCATTTTGAGATAGATGATAGTGTGTGTATCGCCACCAGCAATCTTCCGAAGCAATTTCATTTCTTTAGATTTGAAAAAATCTTGAGCTAGTTGAATCCAGTAGTATCGCTTGTTTTTAACAGCCATTGATACCCTCCGTTTCTCTACTAATCCACAAATGTTTCTTTTCGTGTTACGGGATCAATGTCAACACGTCGACCAGTTTTAAAATCGATAAAGCCTTTTTCAACTTGTGGCGCTTGAAATTGAATCTTCTTCTTTGGTCTCATGGCCATTTTCAGCTTGATATTCATAATCAGCGATTCAATCAAGACTACTGACACTGCTGTGCATACTGCGATAATTTGTAAATTGTTCATGTTTTTATCCTCTTTTTGTGTTATAATAAAGTCAAATAATTTTGCTAAGACCTTGTCCAGAAGCCTTTTAGTAAAGTTATTATATTTGATTAGAGAGCCATTCTTTGATGGCTCTTTTTGACCATTTCTTACCAGGTAATTCCTTTGGAAATCCCTTTAAATAACGATAATTATCTGAAAATGTGGCATACTTAATTCCTAGAAAATCACAGGTAGTGTTCACATCCATCAACTCTGGATAGTGATCACTATCTTTTTCTATTTCGACTAGCCTTGTGATTGTGTCCTTGATAATGGACTTAATCCATTCAGATAGTGAAACTAGAACATTGTCCATCTTCTCCCCCTTCTACACTTCGTCAAATGAGTTCAATTTCATGATTTTCATCTTAGTATTGGTACTTGGTTCCCAAGTCATCCAATATTTCAATGCTGCTTCTGCAAACTTCTTCGGTAGTAGGTCATAGCGACTGATGTTGAAGTGATCTTTGAAATCAATCTCAGCTTGTCTGAATACAGATTGAGCGAAGATTTTGTCAGCATAAGCTGGACTATCAATACCACCCAAGCAAGCCACGACCCGAGCCTTACGTTTCTTCAGTAGTGATTGTGCGTAGCTTGGATGAATCGGTTGCTCACTCTTGAGGTAGTCAATATCTTCCAGCATGGTCGCTTGTTGCTCACGCAATTTCTTTTGGCCAGTGAATAGAGCAATAAAGGCATCTTCGTCCAAATCCTCGCGGATAAATCCACCCTGCTTTCTAATAGCTGGCAAGACCTCTGATGTCACCCAGCGCTTGAACTCTTTTGCTTGAGGCAATTTGCTGGATAAAATGAGAGAGTAGAGACCAGATTCATTGATGATCAACATATCCTGTGTTCCACCACTAGTAGGGATGCCCTGTTTTAGGGCGTCCTCTTCATCAACATGAAGAGCAATCGCATTTCTAGCCTTGCTGTATCCTAGGATGTCTGCGACATCTTTCCCGACGAACCAAGGCTTGTCATCAATTGTCAAAGTACGGACTTCCTGCCCGTGAAAATTAAAAATTTCGTTCATAGTATTCCTTTCTACGCTCTCTCCTTTTGCTATAATATAAGCAGAAAGGAGGTGAGAATATGAAACAATTCATCAAAGATTGTTTTGATGAAAGTGATGAGAATGATTCAATCACAATCACTTTCTCAAATGGTGATAAAATTGACTTTTTCCAAGTATATGATGATTGCTCTGACACTGCGAATCATATAGTTCTTGTCGAAGTTGAAACAGATTTTCGACATCTAGTCAATCTTGATTATGTAGTACACATTCGTTCAAATGCGTAATCTTTCAGCACCTAATTTTTATGATTAGGTGTTTTTTGTTGCATAGCACGTTTTCTGATAGCTTTCCTCAAACAATCAGCTAGGTGAATCATGTCAGGAACATTGCATCCCTTGATGGAACCAATAGCCCCTAAAGCTTCATAATAGGTTTCTGTATGTGCCAAAACGTCGTCAACCATATTTTCAAAATGTTTCTCAATGATTTCTTTGATGAGGTTATTATCGTGTTTTACATTATCCATTTTCTAATCCTCAAATTTTTCCCATGGCTCGTTGATTCGCAACTTTTTATTGATACGAAGCTTCAAGTCATCACTTCCTTTCCCATCTTTAAATAACTGTGTAATCGTTGATGGACTAACTCCAACTACAATAGCTAGATCAGTCTGCGACCATCCACGTTTTTCAATTCGCTCCTTTACGAGCTCATTCCACTTACGATGTTGTTGGCTCATGTAACTTCCTCCTTTATTTTATAAACGTTAAAGAGTTAGTAAATTATTTTATAAAATACTTGACACTTTTTAGCGTATCTGCTAAAATGAAAGCATAGTTAAAAACCTTGATAAAATCACATATCTATCAACATATCCTGCTCGCCAAAGCTATTTAATTTTTAGATAAGTTTTTATTAGTTTTTTTACTAACTCTTTAACTTTACAAAAACTATTTTAGCGTAAACGCAAAATAAAGTCAACTATTTTTTGCGTTTTTTATAAAATATTTTTTGTCAGATCCTAGAAAGGCTGATAAAACAATGTTTTCTACTTTTGAAATCGTGAAAGATTTATGCGAAAAGCAAGGAATTTCACTAAATACCTTGGAAGAAAAGTTAGAATTGGGTAAAAATTCTTTATACGGATTAAAAAGAAATCAACCTTCTGCCGAAAGGTTACAACAGATTGCTGACTACTTCCATGTCAGTACAGACTACCTGCTTGGGCGTACAGATAATCCTAATATTGCAGATAGTCAGAATGACCCTGCTGTGGATAATCTCACAAAACAAGCTATTGTCCTTTTTCGTAAGGAAACTGAAGGTCTTTCAGACTCTCAAAAAGAGCGATTTAATACAGCTCTTGAAGGGTTGATGAAAACAGCAAGACAACTAATTCAAGACGACTCTAATTGGAAGTAGGTGATTTATTGGAATACAATCCATTGACAAGGGAACAGTATTTTAAATATCACAACAAGGCTTATCAAATATTAAGCCAAATTGAGAAAGAAACTGAAAGTATTAGTTACCATGATGTTATTAAATATTTTGAGCAACGTTATCCAATTTTATTTAATTTCATTGACTACGACGAGATGAAAGAATACTATCCAGAATTACAAGACTATCAACCTACTGATAAAGATATTAAGTATAGAGGGTTGGTTTCTAATCAAACAGTCACATATACTGATAGAGTATTATGTGAAAGTTGTGCTGGATTGACCGTACCTGATTTAGACCTAGAACGGTATATCATCTATATCAATCAACATACTAATACTAAAGGACGTGTTATTTTTACAATATTACACGAACTTAGCCACATATACTGTCATCTTGCTAACGCTCAGCATCAGCCTATCTATATGTCGCTTATGAGCAAAAATGCTAGTGAAAAATACCCAGAAGAGCTGATTCTAATAGAAAAAGAGGCTGACACAGTCGCCTCAATCTTATACTTAACAGATGAACGACTAAGGAAAGCTCTCATTGCAAGAGAATCCTTTGAGTCTATACAATATGAAACCAACATCAGTAAGCCAGCTCTACACAATAGACTGATGAATTACTTGATTTACAACTTACAATATGCTGAAAGCTATGCCCTCAAACTCGTCTTGAATTACAGACAAGGTGGAGAGCAGATATTCAATATTTTAAGATTACATAAGAATATTTAGGAGGCGTATATTATGATTTTTTGGTTTTTGTTGGCTCTACTATCAGCCTTCTTCCTCTATAAAAATATCAAACAAGGGAAAAAGGCTTGGAAAATACTATCTGGATTATTCCTATCCATCTCTCTACTCTTTCTATTAATAAGTGCAGTAGGAAATAATAACGAAAAGAAAAAAGAAGCAGCATTAGAAGATTATTATTCTATTTATGAAAATTATATCAAAGATAGAGATAGTGATATAGTTGACATTAAGGTTGAGAAAAAATCTGAAGAAATCAGAATAATCTATCCCAAATCTATTAATACCCTTAGTAGCTCAGATATGACTGAAAAATTTAAAAAACCATTGGCTCACTTACAAGTGACCTTTGATTCATGGAAAAAAACATCTGATTATGATTTCAAAGAAACCTACTATCCTCGCTTAGCTTTCTATGATGAGGATGGGAATGTAATTGCTACAACTAGCACATTACAAGGAAAAATTTACTTAAAATAACAAAAAAGCCCCACAATCGCCCTCGCCAAAGTTTGATTGTGAAGCTTATCCTGTATAAAAATCAGCCATTAAAAAGGCCTCTTTTCTATACCCTATTTTACACCATGAAAGGGGTGATGTCAATATTCTCAATGTTTAGACCTTGTCCAGAAGCTGATAAACAAGGAGAATACAATGAAATATAATAAAACAAAATACCAAAATATCTATTACTATGAAACTGCAAAAGGTAAACGATATTATATCAGACGCTCTTTCTATTTTCATGGTAAAAAGAAAGAGATTACTAAAAGTGGTCTCACAACTCTTCCACAAGCTCGTGCATCCTTGGCAGAGATTGAACAACAAATCAAAGACCAAGAATTAGGTATCAATACGAATTTAACACTTGATCAGTATTGGGATATCTATTCTGAAAAGAGATTGTCAACAGGGCGCTGGAATGACACTTCCTACTACCTCAATGACAATCTCTACAAGAACCATATCAAACCAAAGTTTGGTTCTGTTCTGCTTAAAAATTTGGATAGAAATGAGTATGAACTCTTTATCGCTGAAAAATTGCAGAACCATACCAGATACACTGTTCAAACTCTCAATTCCAGCTTCATGGCATTGCTGAATGATGCCGTGAAAAATGGGAATCTGCTCTCAAATCGCTTGAAAGGTGTCTTTATTGGCCAGAGTGATATCCCTGCTGCTAACAAGAAAGTGACTCTCAAAGAGTTTAAGACTTGGATAACAAAGGCAGAAGAGATTATGCCAAAACAATTCTACGCTCTGACCTATCTTACCATTTTTGGATTGAGAAGAGGAGAAGTCTTTGGATTGCGCCCAATGGACGTCACTCAGAACGACAGCGGACGGGCTATACTGCATCTTAGAGACAGCCGAAGCAACCAGACATTGAAAGGGAAAGGAGGGCTTAAAACGAAAGATTCAGAGCGCTACGTCTGCCTAGATGATATTGGAACAGACCTGATCTATTATCTGATAGCTGAAGCTTCTAAGATTAAGCGAAAGTTAGGGATTATTAAGGAACAGCACAAGGATTATATCACTATCAACGAGAAAGGTGGGCTCATCAATCCAAATCAGTTGAATAGAAACTTCAATCTAGTGAATGAAGCGACAGGATTACATGTAACACCTCACATGATGCGCCACTTCTTCACAACTCAAAGCATTATTGCAGGGGTTCCGCTTGAACAATTAAGCCAGGCGCTGGGCCATACAAAAGTATATATGACCGATCGTTATAATCAAGTAGAGGACGAACTCGCTGAAGCGACAACAGACCTATTTCTTAGTCATATTCGCTAAAAAAATCCCCGCCAAAATCTCAAAAAGTCCCCGCCAATTCCCCGACTAAAATCCGAAAAATACCGAAAAATATCGAAAAATGATTTTTAGAATAGTCCCCAAAAGCCTGAAATAGAGCCAAAAAACTCCACCTGATTTGGTGGAGTTAAGGGAGATTATTATGAAAAAGGTAAAATAAAATCTTATTAAATCAACGCTCTTGGAGGGTGTCCCCTCCAACTCCCCGACCTCTGGACAAGGTCTATTTTTTTTGAAAAAAACTTCATCAAAACTATTGACATTATACAACTTTAGTTGTATAATAGATACATAAGGTTAAGGAGGAAACCTTAGACAAGGAAACTAGTAGAAAGGAAAACAAAATGTTTAAGTTCAAAAAGAAGCCACTCAAAGTAAAAACAAATAAGCTAGTAGTCAAAATAAACTTATTTATAATCAGCTTTGAATGGCACATCGAAATTGGATAGTGAGAAATCACTATCCACCCCTTCGGGGGTGTACTTAAATTATAACAGGAAAAACAATGAAAGTAAATCTAAAAATTAGAAAAACCACCAAGCGTGAAAAAGTTGAATTTATTATTGGACTTCTTCTACTCCTATTTGCAGTTTGGTATTTTATGAGGTAATATATGTCAGTAGATATTAAAGCTATCCGCTGGCTTTTAGACAACGCCACAGCCTATGCTATTAGCAAAAACTGTGGCGTATCTATTCAGGCCATAGATAAGTATAAAAATGGTGTATCAGATATTATGAACATGCGTTTAAAACACGCTATCAGCATGACTGCTTACGCCCACACACTACGAGAAAAACAGTGAACACAATCACTGTTTTTTCTATTTTGAGCAAACAAAAAACCGCAAGCCTGAGCCTGCGGTCTAGTGTAATAATTTTTTAGTCTTTCTGTTTTATTTTGTCGTGATAAGCCCATCAGGCTCCACAGTAAATTCTGGCTTGTCTGCCATGCTGCCGTCTGGTTTGATGTAGTACCAGCCTTGACCTGCTCTGACGAATTCATTAGATACCATGTTTCCGCCCTTGCTGTCGAGATAGTACCATGTATCCTTGTACTTGACCCATCCTGTCTTCATGGCACCTTCTACGTCAAAATAGTACCACTTCTCAACGATTTTCTTCCAGCCTGTGGCCATTTCGCCTGACTGGTCAAAGTAGTACCAATTGCCGTCTGAGTGCTTCTTCCAGCGGTCTGCAAGCATGTAGCCTGAACCGTCGAAGTAGTACCAAGTTCCGTTGATCTTCTCAAACTTATCTTTTGGATAAGAGCCGTCTGAGTGTACATACCAATAGCCTTTATCGTTCTTCTGCCAGCCTGTTTCGGCGCCTAGGCCGTTCTCAATATCTCGCTTAAACTGTTCACGGCTAACACCCCATTTAGCAAGATATGGGTAAGGGTCGACGTGGTCGCTACTGTTATCCGGCTGGTTATTGGTACAGTATTCATGCGTTTTGATACCTGCCAAGTCGTCTGTATCAAGCGTTTTCGGCAATCCTGCTTCGTCCGCAAGATTTCGCAAAAGCGTAACGTATAACCTGTAATCACGGTTGAATTCTTCTTGTGTCTTATGGCTTTCAATTAATTCAACTGCTGCATAGGTTTCAGCATTCCAGCCGCCTCCAACATCATAGGCTCCATTATTAGTTGGCCCTACTTGCATCACACGACCATTCCCAACAACATGAGAGAAAAAGCCTGAATTGACAGGCCTGCGCATATGATAGTCTGCTTCATTCTGAGCGGTTGAGTTTCGGTTGCCTGTTGAGTGGGCATGTACTTGACGGAAAGGCTCAAACCCAACAATCGGCAAGTCCGTTCGTAGTCTGCTTGTATCGATGTCCATGCTTACTCCTCACTTGGTTTCTTGTATTCTAGGGCTCGTGTGCTGTCTGTGATTCCGCTTGTGGTTGGGTCATTGACCAAACCGATAGCAGTCAAGAACACGAATACCGCATTCACAAGCAAAATCAGCTTGTTACCGATATCACCCAAATCAAGATGATATCCAAAGACTGCTGCACCAGCTTGCAAGACAAGCAAGAAGGCTGGGATTGCAGTCAGCCAAAAGAATTTATTTTGTAATCGTAATTTCCAGTTAATCATGTGCATTTCTCCTTTTATTGTTTATTTTGAATTAAATTTTTAAGCTCTCTTACGTCTTCACCAAGTGATTTTACTTGCTCAGCTAGTACTAAGATAGCCTTATTCTGTTCATCGTGGTTATCGAGCCGCTTGTTGGCTGATGTCTTGAATTCGTTCAGATTTTCGATATCTTTCTCTAAAACCGTAAGACGATTCTCTTGTTTGGTTGCTTTATCTTTCATCGAAAAATAAAGACCAATCACAGGGATAAGGGTGATGAAGATCTGTACGAGAAATCGTTCATATCCTGGCATACACACCTCCTACTCTTTCCCTTCAAATTTCCAAGCGACACCCGTTCCGTTTTGTTCCAAAGTACCATTTGTCACAAATGCGCTGACAGGCTCACCATTATAGGTAAATTCCTTGTTAAGTTGAACCAAGATGCGCTTCCCTTCACCATTGACCTCTACGTGTTCAGGGTCTTCAATGGTAATCAAGTCATGTGGTAAGTAAGTCTTACCAACTTCAGCTAGTGGAATCAACTCAACTAGCTCTTTGTAGGTCGTTCCATAACCAATATTCTTGCTCATGACAGAGTTCAACACAAGAACATGGATGACCTTCTGATTTACCTTCGAATTCTCTTCGGTCTGCTTAATAAGAGCTGCAAGCTTGTTCTGTTCACTCTCGTTTTGCGCAATCTTCTGATTAGCCTGTTCAAGCTGCGTCTGTGTTTTAACGATGGCACTACCTGGATCTAGCTCGGCTTTTAGAATATCCAATACATCTTGAATCAAGACATCTTCTGGTTCACTTGTGCGATCTCCTACAAGCTCACGCATGTTCGTACTGTAACGATTGCCTTCTGATAAACGAATTTCAACTACTGTCTTGATATTATCTCCAAATCCTCGTGTATAAGGTTTGCTTGCTAGTTCATAATTATTAATTGCCATTTGTCATGTTTCCTTTCACTTCTTCAAATAACTCTTTTAGAGCTGGGTCATATTCTATGACCTTTTTCATTGTGTGTAACTCGCTTGCTGCATACAAATAAAGAGCCTCGTTCTTAGCTGATTCTTGCTCACTGACTGCTAGTTTTTTAGTCAGTGAATCAAGTGTTAACTGATTTACTACTGCATCCATGTTGTTATTCATGCTATTGTTTTCTCCATTTTTCTATTTTTTGATTTAACTCTTGAATGGCCTTGATTAAGTAAGGCACTAAAGCGGTATAGTCTATATGCAGATAGCCATCTGGATTCTCAGGATCTCGTGAGACAATTCTTGGAACAATGGTTTCAACCTCTTGAGCTATTAGACCGATTTCCTCATGTTTCTTACTTTCGATGAAATCAAATGCAACCATTCTTAATCTGTTGATTTTGTTCAAGGCTTTCACAGCTGTATCTGTGATGTTCTCTTTTAAGCGTCTGTCTGATTCTTGGTCCATCCAATACTTCACGCTACCACTACCGACCTGATTCCACCAAACAACCGCATTCCTTCCACCTTTAGGATTCCAACCATCACCAAAGACGTCTTTACTTCCAAGTTCGATACCATTTGAAAATACAGGAGAACGAGAAAAAGTAGTATTCCCATAAAAGTTTGCACTCGATGAATTCGAAAAGTCTACTTGATCATAAAAACCGGCTTCATTTCTACAGTACATTTTTCCATCGGTATTTACGTACCATGCTTTAGGTCCTGCATAGTCCCAACTATTGCCCCAATTAGCCCAGAAGGCTGTCTTGACTCCATAACCAGCGCCATTCCCCATACCAACAGAGAACTGATTGACACCAGAAATCCAGCGACCACCCCCATAGTCAAATTGACCAAGTGTAAATCCACCGATTCGACCTTGGTAAGCTTCTAGGAATGTTGAGCTAGATACGACAGATTCAACCTTAGCAGAAAAGATACGTTTAGAAGTCAGTTGCTCAATGAATGCATCATTCGCAGTGAGTTTTCTAACGAGTGCGAAATCAACTTTCAACTTATCAGCCGTAACCGCTTCAGCGTCTAAAATCGTAGTCGTGACGGAACCCGCTTCAAAATTGGCCGTTTTCAGCTTATCAACCATGGCTGACTTGATGACTGCATTATCAATCAAGGTTTCACCAGTTATATGAAACGTTTTTCCTATAAATCGATTTCGACCGTCAGCACCCAGATTGATTCCTGAGATGATATCTCCAGCTGAGTTGATATGTTGAACAGACCATGAATCAGCAAGCTGCCTTTGAACGGTTTTCAGACCTTCATTCTTAGATACCTCAACCTGGAACAGTTGATTGGTCAGAGCCATGCGAGCGACCTTATCTGCAATACTATCTTCAGTTGTACCAATAATCCGCTCATAGAGTTGGCTGGTTTCTTTGACACGCTGGAAGTCAGTAGTCTCTACTTTTCGTGCTAGTTGATTGCTCACATTCGCAAATTGACTATCAGCATTTGCTTTGTTTGCAGAAACCTGATCAGATATTCTACCCATTTGTCGTTCAGCATTATCCTTGTTTGTAGCGACCTGAGTAGTTAAATTTGAAATCTGATTATCTGTGCCTTGTTTGTTACTGTTTATCCGATTTGAAAGATTCGAAATCTGAGTAGTAGTTCCTTGCTCACTGCTTGTAAGTCTATTTGATAGACCACTGATTTGACCGCCCACATCTTGCTTATAAGTAGTTATCTGACTTGAAATATCCGTGAACTTACCATCTACAGATTGACGATAGCTTGCGATTTGACTAGCGATTTCTTTATTCGCACTAGTTTTAACAGCTTCAATCTTCTGATTGATACCCTTCACATCTTCTTGGTAAGTCGCTTTGCCGACATAATTACTCGTTACCAACTCCCGTACAGCCGTCGCTTGTCTCGCACTCTCTTCTCGAGTGTAACGCTGCAAGGCTTCCTGTCGCTGACCGTCTTTATTGACATATTCCTGAATAGCTGATAAATCAGTTCGCAATCCCTGAGCTGTCCTCTCAAAGGTAGCCTTGGCTTCAGTGATGAGGCCATCAACATCCTCAGGAGCAGGAGACCAGTCAGTTGCTACACTACCGAATTCAACTTGAATACCAGCAATCCAAGCCACACCACTTTTAACACTCTCAAGATTGAATCTAAGAGTGGTTTTTAGTTGGTCGTAGCCCTTGTTCATACTGTAATCATAAGTAAATACGATGCGTTTCCAATCAGACGAACCTTCTAAAATAGCTAGTGTGGGGCGATTAGCACCACTTATGTTTCCTGTCTGACTATTCCTAAAGAACATATAATGCTTGAAGCAGTTAAAACGATTCCAATCATTAGCGCCTTTGACAACATTCTCATACTTGACCCATGCGCTGAATGTTACTTTTCGGAATAACCTAGAGCTGAAGTCTGGCTCGATGTTAAAGGTTATTTCTTGATTATTGGTTAGCTTGTAGCATTGTTTCTGCCCTGTTATGTGTCCGTCAGGTAGAGGTTCAATCACTGGATTGCCCAAAATCTTTGAATTGATCCAAAGATTCCGACCACTGCCAACTTGACTTGCCAACTCCTCTCGCAATTTCCCAGCTTCAGCCACAACTAGGGTCTTATCTGCCTTGTCCTTGGTTGCGTTCAGGATTTCCTGACGAATTGAGCCAGCCTGCACTTCAAATTCAGCCATGCTCAATTTCTGATCCAGCTTGTTCTGCGTATTTGTCTCAAGACTCTTCACGGACTGCCTGATATTCTCAGCAGTCACGTTGAGTGAGCTGATATCCGCTTTGGTTCTTAACCCTTCAGTAAGACGGCTCACCCCAGCGTCAAGCGCATCAGCTCTTTGCTTGAAGCTAGATTCAACGGTTGAGACACGGTCTTCTTGGTCTTCATACGCTGATTGATAGGTTGGGAAATAATTGCCAACCGATAACATAGCGTTCTCGATGACGACCTGCAAATCAGCTGGAAAGCCGTAATTCGTCCCAAAACGAATAAAGACATTGTTAGTCTGATAGTTCTCTGAAGAGCTAGACAGATCAATCGTAAACTCAAAATGTTGGCGTTCAGTAGTTCCACCTTTAAATGTGAGTTTGTAGCCATACCATGGACTAGCGCTAAAATGCACGTTAGCTTGTGTATCTCTGGCTAGTGCGATAGGGAAAGCCACATCAAAAGATATGCGGACATAATTACGCTTGAGCCTGTCACTGTTCTTCCAGAAATCTGGAACTATGAATGTTCGATAGTCGTATACCGCTTGATCTCCTGTCGTAAATATTCTTGAACGCGAATTCCTGAAGTAATTCCGTGAACTACCTGCCTGCACACTCGCTATTTTACTAGACAGCTCTTCGGCTGTCTGCGTGAGTTCTGACTTACTGGCTTTACCATTGGCCAAGTTGGTCAACTCTGCCAACCTACGAGTCGTTGTCTCTTCGTACGTCGCTTGCGCTGACTTCACACCAGCCAGTTCTTTTTTTGTCTGAACAAGTGCTTCAACTTGCTTGGCAATCTCAGCTTCAGCCTGCGCCTGCTTCGGTCGAATATCATTCGCGATAGTCCGTTTCAGAGCGTCCAAGTCACCTGACAGAGCCGTCTGAGCGCTCGTAGTCTGTGACTTAAACGCTTCAAGTCTAGCAACAGAGTCCAGACCAATCTGCTTGGCTTCCTGGGCTAGCAAACTACTTGCGCCAGCGTTTTTCAAGGCTTCCTCAGCCTTACGCTTGACTTCTTGTAATGGGCCGTTGTCAAAGCTGTTGAAACGCTGATTGATAGTGTCAGATAGTTCTTGCTTAACTTCTTCTGCCTTGGCCTTGGCAAGTTCGATACCATCATCTATCTCTTTTTTACGCTTTTTGAACTCAGCATCAAACGCACGGTCAGCGTTTGCGATTGCACGTTCCAGCATAATGTCAAATTGTGTTTCTTGCTTGTCCAAGATTGCGTTTGCTACTGCTGACAATCCGCCACCATTCCCCCCTGATTTCACTTTATCATCAAAGGTAATGGTCAGATAAGCTCCCTGTCCATTGTTTGCTAAGCAGTCATATTCATAGGCAATTGCTTTCTTATAAACGTCCACATTGTGCTTATAACTTTTCAGGTTGACTATATCGCCCATGTGAACAGTTTGCCCATCAAGTTCATAGGCTTCAATCTTGATGGCATCTGTAGCCTTATCTATGTGTTCGTTAGTAAATTTAGCGCTAGCCCACTTTGTCAACTCATCAACGGTCTGAATGTTGTTATTTGTATAACTTCTTTCGTTGATGTAAGGGTAGGCACCAATTAAGGGACTATCAATCGTTATGGCAATCGTTGTATCTTCCTTGGCCCCCTCTGCCTTAAATGTAGACTTAGCATGGATCCGAGTAACAACATTTTGTGAGTTTTTGGTTCGTTGATAGGATTTAAGGTTTTTGTGGGTAGAGATGATAACACCTCTGTCCTCTCCTCGATTTCGCTTAATTGAGATAGCAAAATTATCCCGAACCATCTCTCCTTCCCATGTTCCCACAATTGAGTGAGCGCCATCCATTAACACGCTGTAGAGTGTTTCTACTTCTTTTGTGTTGATGGTTCTCCTGTCTGTGATATCACTGGTAAATGAAAAATCATTGATAGGAGACTTAGCAACTTGTACCAATTGAGAAAGAGCCTGCCAGCAACTCTGCTTGTTGACAGACAGAGGATTGATAGACCGCTGCATGACATCATCAGTGATATGATAAGCAGTGATTTCTAAATGATCATCATTCTCTACTGGCTTCTTGATGCGGAACAACTGAGGCCCAATCACAGGAGCTGGTGCCTTTATCAACATATCTTCACGGAAAAGCTGATAAATATCAGAGTCCGTGATAGGGTAGCGAACAGTAAGGATAAAATCCCCGTTCATTTGCTCTTTTATGATTGCTGTAGTCGCTTCATGCAGTGGAATACCGTTCCATTTAACGTTACGAGTATCACTTTCAAGTAAATAAAGCAATTATGCCCACCCCCAAACTGTTTCGATTTCAAGCGATTGAATACCTGGACCTAAAACAACCCCAACATTCTTCACTTTCGCTGGATCAACTGTGATAAAATCCCCTGACCATTTCACTGGCTTCCCTGTTGTCGTTTTAAAACTAGGATTGTCAGGATTATTGACCATCACAAGCGATTCTGAGAGCTTTTCAAGCCTAATGACCTGACCAGCGATTGTAAACGAAGTCTCAGAAGCGCTCTGACCAACGATTGTGATTTTAGGAAAGGCAAGTGCAGAACCTTGTACGGTTAAAGTTCCACTTCTTGTTAATCTCTGTGTATCGGTGCCTTTAAAGTATTTGGTAGGGTGGCATGTGAATTTTACATCCACCGTCCATGCACCAAAATCATCTTTAATAATTTTGAAATCATCCACTTTATAGCACCAATATTTCACGCTTGGCTCTTGTTCATTCTCCAACCAAAATTTTTCACGATTTAACAGAGAAGAAAAGCGGTATAAGTCTTCATCCGTTGGGTTAATCAAGCTGATGTGGTAGCTTTTTTCAATCAACCTACGATGCCTATTTGATTGAACAATTGCACCACTGATCCCATCATGTTCTAAAAGACTAGTTTTTGAGGAGGATACGATGACTTGTGGTCGTGTTTCAACCAGAATCTCACATTTAAATGATGATGTTTTCACTCCGTCGATGGTCAATTCATTAATTTTTGTCATGCGAAACCTCCTTTCAAATTAGTTTTTCTTTGTAGTTCTTCAGCAATACGTGTTCCTACTGCATCAGCTAGTCTATTCAAATCCGCTTCTTCTCTGATGGTCACCTCTGAGAAGTTTACATTGATGCTATTCGATGTGTTCATCGTATTAGCAATACTTTGTCCAATGGCACCAAGAGTTGACTTATTGAGTGGAAGGATTGCTTCTGCACCAGCTTCTCCACCAACCATTGCTCTATTTCCATTCATTCCAAATAAAGTTGGTTTGGTCATGATACCACCTTTCGCAAACCATTTTACATCAATACTTGGCAATCCTCCGCTTAACCAGTCAAACGGATTGGTAGATCCAGTAATACGAAAATGTGGTACAGGAATATGAGGCCATCTAAATTCAAAGTTAAAGAATCCCTTAATAGCTTCAATTGCACTACCTACCGCATCTTTAGCACCATCAATAGCGTTGGAAATAGTTGATTGGATAGAGTTCCAAATACTACTAGCAGTCGATAAGATGCCATTAAAAATTCCTGAAATCGTGCTACTCAAATTATTAAACAAATTTGACCCGGTTGAGACCAGGCCAGACCATAAATTGGAAAGAGTAGAAGTAAAACTTGACCACAGAGACTGGGCTCCTGAAATCAAACTTGAGAAAATATTGGACAAGGTGCTAGTAAAGCTAGACCACAAAGACTGTCCCGTTGAGACTACTGAAGACCAAATTTCCGAAAGCCAAGCAGTGAAATTTGACCACGCTGTAGTAGCAGTCGTGACAATATTAGTCCACAATTCAGAAAGCCAAGCGGCACAAGCATCCCACGTCGACTGAAGCCATTCAGATATAGCTCCCCAGTTCATGATGGCCTGAATGATGAGTGTAATAGCGGCAATAGCAGCAACTATTGCCGCTATTACAATTCCAACAGGCGCACCTATTGCACCTATAGCAATGACTAGCGGTGCTATTGCACCAAGCAGTAGCATTACAGCAGTTGTAACGAGGCCAAGAATCACGATAGTCTGTTGATCAGTTTCATTTAAGCTGGTAAACCAATTGACAGCAGATTCAAGTATGCCCATCAAAGGTTCTAAAGCTGGTATAACAGTCTCAAGTAATTTGCCACCTACCTCAGCAAGTCCTTCCTTTGCTTTGTTTGAGTAGGTTGTTAGTTTATCAATCGGATCTATTGTCTCATCAAATGTTGTTGCTACAGTTCCTGATGAACTTTGTGCTGCTTCAGCTAAATCATTAAAGCTAAATGCCCCACGTTGGATAGCATCTACCATCCGTGGTGCAGCCTTGCTACCAAAAACTTCTGAAGCTATACTCAGTGCTTTTGTCTCACTAGTAGAATTTTGAATCGCATTGACAGTCTCGTTCAACCCCTCAGTCAATGTCTTTCCGTTTTTGGCATAGTTTACTGCAGCCTTTGAAAGCGAAGACAGGGCTGCAGAAGAGTCAATCCCACTTTTTTCAAATCTACCAATTAATGTCGCCCCCTCTTCAAAAGATAATCCTAGCATCTTAATTTGTGGAGCTCCATCAATTGCTTTTTGGAAGATAGAGTCATAAGATTGACCAGTATCCTGGCCGACCTTTGTTACTGAATCCAATACTTTCGCTAGATCCTCATTAGATAAACCGTAAGCGTCAATTGCTTTCTTGGCATTTATTGCGGAATTTGAAATATCTTCTCCAGTTATTTTCGAATATTTCAATAGATACTCTGCTGCAGATTGCAAAGTATCTCCAGTAAGCCCAAATTGTGTATTTAACTCACCAACTGCGTCAGCAGATTCTTGAAATGTAGCCGATGGTAAGGATGTAGCGATTCCTTTTGCAATTTCCTGAAGTCCTAACAAGGCTTCGCCAGTCAGCCCAGTCTTCGTCGTAACAGTATCCATCGCTTCGTCGATTTCAGACCATGCATCTACTGTTTTTTTACCAGCATCAACCATTTTTTGACCTAGTTGTCCTGCCTTTTCAGCAACATTCATCATTACATCAGCCTTTAAATATCCTGTAGCTTCCTTGATGTTTCCTGTTGCAGAACGGCTCGAATCCCCTAGATTCCCCATGGCTTTATCTATCTTTAACACCTCAACTTCTGCTTGCCCAATTTCACTTTGAAGTTGTCGCCATTCCTCTGTTCCGATTTTTTCCTTTCCTAATTCCTCTTGTTTCCGTTTCAACTCCTGGACCTTATCCTTAGCTAATGAAGATTGTTTACCTAATAACTTCATTTTTTCTTCGGACAACTCTACATTTTTAGGATCTAATTCAAGCTTCTGGTTGACGATATCAAGTTCTTTTGCAACATTGTTGATTTCTTTGTTGAGATTTAAAATAGACTTTGGATTTCCTACATCTTCGATATGTTTTTTGGTTGAATTCATTGCCTGGTCAACAACCTTCATCTGTGATTCAACTTTAGAAATTTCAAGTTGGAGCTTATTCCACTGTGCTGACCCAACTTCAGATTCTCCCAGTTCCTTTTGTTGCTTTTTGAGTTCAGCAATTTTCATAGCACCAACACGAGCTTGTTCCTGTAAGTTGAGCAACTTACGGTTCAGCAAGTCGACATTGTCTGGATCCATCTTCAATTGTCTATTGATGTTGTTGAAATCTTTTTTCAAACTAGATAAAGCATTATTGATACCTTTTACAGATCTATCAAATTCAACAGTATTGGCACCAAATTTGACGTATAAGCCTTCAAATGTTTCAGCCATAGATTTCCTCCTTTCAGTGTTAGTCAGACATTACATTTAGTAATTCTGCGTTTGATAAAGTTTTTTTCTCATTTTCATTGATACTCATCTGATGTAGTGTTCCCATCAGATAATTAAAGTGTTGACTTTCTGCCCAAAAAACATCCATCCGATTTTCAAAAATAACCTTATAAATTTTTTCAGAAGTTATAACTTCTGTTGAGGCTTTTTTCTATCTTGAGGAACCTTTGCTCTACTTCGGTTAAATTCATAAAAGAGGTCTGAGAAAAAACCAATATCGATCAAATCCCCAAACCAAGGAGCAAGAGAGGCTGTTTCAGCAGTCAGCTCATTCTGTACCAAGCGACCATTCTCAACCTCACCGTACAGACAAGGGATGACTTCAGTTAGGAAGTTCATGAAATCTGGCTCCATAAGTAATGGCATTAGTTTGACTTTTTCTTCATCAGTTAAATCAGATAAGCTACCATTTACACCAGTTGCAAGGGCAAGCTGTGTGTAAGCTGTGAGTGCTTTTTGGTTGTCATCAAAGAAGTTGCGACCTGTTCGCTGTTCATACATCTTGATAGCTGGTAAAGAGTAAAGAAAGCGCACTGTTTCAGTGTGCTCTCTTTCTTCACCATAACTATCAAACGCTGTGAATGATAGTTCTTTTTTAATCATTTTAGCCTCCTGGCACGATGGCTGTTGTTCCTAAAGCTTCATTGATAAAATCAATCAATTTCGTTGGGGTACTTGAAGCGAACAATTTATCAAATTTAGCACGGACAACACCCTTGTCTGTATCACGCCATACAATTTCTGAAACAGGTTTTTTATCTGAATCTAGAATGAAATTGTTAGGTGATGCAGTACATGGAATTTCGATTTCTTTTGGTGTAGCAGAGCTTTCATCTGTTGTAGCGCTTCCTTTTGGAGCCGATGCTTTCACATTGGTCCAGATGTGGAACTCTTCAACCTCAGAACCAAACTCATCTGTAACCGTTTCAGCATATCCCCAAATGAAATTCGCATTCACACCAGTATCGATGAGCGCTGGAGGAGTTGAAGTTGTCAGCTTTTTCCCCAAATGGTCAATCATGAATTGTTTAGGAATTTGATAAGTCGTAATTGATCCCTCAGTTGATTTCTTACCTTGAAGACGGACGTGCTCCACGTTATCTGCGTAGTATGCTTTTGATTCTTGTGAAGTTTCAAAAGATGTTTTTCGCATTCCTGTAAATGGATACGGTTTTTTTAAATCGAGTGTGCCAGATTCTGTTTTGGAAATCTTGGCAAAGAATCCCATGGCATTACCATGAGTTACCTCTCGTGTGTCATATTTATAAGTCATTGTGACTCCTTCCTTAATTTGGTCTGATTTTTATTGATTTCATATTATTGAGAAAGATTTCTTTATTTTTGAGATAAGCTGGTCTGATGTGTTCTTGAGGTGCTACAAATCCACCATTTTTTGTTGCGTGGCCATTTTCTAACAAGTGAGCAAGCGACTTCTCTTTCCCATTGTTATATACTACAGCGATATCTTCAATGGTCTCGTGAGTCCATCCTTTTTCATATACTCCGTTTCTTCTAGGACTTCCGTCTCTAATGTCTCCAGCGGTGCTTTTTCCTGCTTTTTCTATGATTTCTAAAACTTGATTCTGGATATCGATTTTTAATGTTTTCACATTAACGCTACCACTTCCCACTTGTGAATACCTCGATTCTGTAAGTTGTAAGTAAGTAATCTGTATCAGGCTGTTTTAGATTCAACTGACTAGGTTCACACATAAAATTAGACAACATCAATTCCTCAATGCTGTCTAGTTTCTTCTTGTGATAGTGACTGATTTGAATAGTCACTTTTCTCATGTGTACTGTGTCATCAGCAGTAATACTACTACCCGGAGTTAAACGATAGTAAAGAATAACGTTGTCAGGAGAGGATTTTTCCTCACGTTCCATATAGAACACTTTTGATTTTAAAGTGTTTTTTTCTAGGATTTCTTGAATTTCTTGCCTGGTGAAGAACTTCTTAGCCATTATTTCAATTCTCCTAATTCAATTATCGTGTAGTGGCCATCATCAGATTCAGTTCCAACATTTACCTTGTACTCTTTCCCTTTGTACTTCACGTAGTCTAAGGAATCTGTCACATAGTTAGAACGTATCCGAAATCTTGCTGTCAAAACTTGACCATCTGCCAAAGCTTTATCAAGTCTACGTTGGTAGACCTTCTCTTTTTCAGCTTTGACTTTCTTTTCTACAACTTGTTTTTCAAAAACACCTTTTTCGACCTCTGTACGCTCATCATAACAAAGGATGATTGATACTCTAGATGATTTCATGATTTAACTCCGTAAATAGCTTTTAATTGATAGAGAATATTTGTCAATTCTTCATCAATCCAGCTCATTGTTGTTGAGTTTCCTGTCATCAAGGATTTATCAAATCTCTGAACACATCTCAAATGTAACCAATCTAAAATTGTTTCTTTATCATCCTCTTCAATCTCATTCCATTCTGTCAATTTGCTTTCTTTATCAATGCGAGTGATAGGAATGTTGTTTCTCGTTAGATATGAAATCCCACTATTTATGTAGCTTAAAAGTTGAGTGTCGAAGATCTCTTCTTCGACATCAACTTCAACCATTTCTTTAATTTGGTTAAGGATTGTCATTTTAGACTCCCCTTTCTATTTAAAATCAACCTTTTGTGAATTTCACAGCTGATTTGTACTGACCAAGTCGGCCACCAAGCACGCTAGCAAGTTCGATATGACGGCGATTCATAGTTACATCATAATCTTCAAAGCGATCAGCAGAGACATCATCACCAATCATCTTATAAGCCTTGTCAGCAAATGCGATAATTGGGTTAGTCGCATCTTCCATCCAGTCATAGACATATACTTGGTAACCAGCAATGACATTTCCTGTTTGTGAAATTGGTGCGAATGGTTGTGGATCAATGTAGCGTTTTTCGCCATCCTTAACCATTTTAAGTTTACGAGCAATGGTTTTTGAAGTTACCAAAATTGGAGTTGTATTTGCAGCAAGTTTATCAATACCTTTGACGAGGTTTTCTAAAACAGCACTGTCAAATTCCCCGTCAACACTGATTTCTTGTGTATCAAATAGTTGAGCAAGTGTTTCTTCTGCAATAGATTTAATTTCAGTGATTTTGTCATCATCATCACTATTTTTACCATCGCCGATAACAACAGCACGTTCAACTGCACGGATGAATCCTTGTGCTAATTCATTCATCACATAGTTGAAGTAAGCACCTGTTGTATCCTTCTTCAAGTCAGCATACTCAAAACTGTACTTGATGTAGACAGCTGCAGAGTTGATTGTATAATCGATAAATACAAAAGATTCATCTTTCTTTGTTTTGCCATTTTGATGGCCTTTAGCTTTTGCTTGTTGCGTTTGAAGCGCAACACGTACTGCATAACGAGGATCTTTGGTTACATGGTTCAGGATACCATCGTAATCATTAAATGCATTTTGGATTGCAATCAATACTGGTTCAGGTAAAATTTTGTTAACATCAGTTACACCTTTTTCAACCAGATTTGCTTCCCACGCTTTGCGGGCACTGTTTGAGCTTCCTTCGTTATCCATAAGGATTCGAGCGAAATCAAGTGCAGCTTCTTTTGTTTTTAAGTATTCCATTTGTGTCTTGCCTTTCTGTACTTCCTTGATAGATTTAGCAGCTTTATTGAGATTGTCTTCTTTTTCTTTAATCTCAACATCTAACTTAGAAATTGTGTTCTTGAGTTTCTCTGCTTTGGGTACCAATTCTTCCGCATCCGATTTCAACTGTGCAAGTTCTTCTTCTCCAATAGTTTCTGACTTCAATTTCTCTTCGATTGAAGCTTTTTTAAATTTGACCTCAGATAACTCATCTGCATATTTTTGTCGTTCTTCCATCAATTCGACTAGTGTTTTCATTTTTTGCTCCTTTTTTAAATTGTTGCAAGTTTACTCATGATATCTTGCTTCATGTTCGCCTGAGCGATTCGTTTGTCAACCACAGACATATCAAATCCCTTAATATTATCAACGGTTGCTTGAGGATTGGCTGGCACGGTCACGACAGATATTTCAAAGATTTCAACTTCTTTAAAAATCCATCCACCATAAGGTTGCTTAGCGTCAACTGGCTCATAATCATTAATAAAAAATCCAATGCTCAGACTATCCAGTGCCCCCATCTTCATGAGGTCATAGGTTTTCTTAGCTTCTGGATCGCTTAGGTTGAATGTTGACCGTGTTCGCAGACCTTTTTCATCTACCGACAGCTCATGCTTACCGATGACACGATTGCGGTCGTGATTTAAGCACATAGGGACGACGGCCTTAGTTTTCAGGGTATTGTCAAAACACCCCTTGGCCATCACATCGCCATCTCTGTCGGTATTGCCATAGGTGGAGGCATAAGCCTCAAAGTGAAAGTCAGCTGACTCTTCCTCAACTGACTTGACGACAAAGGTTTTTAACTTTTCCATAGCCTACCTCCTTTCTTAAAATTTCTGCCAACCGCCCACCCTATTTTTAATTACTTTCGCTCGGCTCGATACGAACTGCATTTAGATTAGTTTCGAATACTTCTCCACCTTCATAGCCTGGAAGTCCTAGATAGGTTTCACGGAATTCATTTGAATTCATCAAACCTGCGTATTTAGATTTAAATCCACCTTCAACTAGATCTTTAAATGAGATCATATCAGCCATATCAAAGAAGACTAAGAGTTTGTTGCCTTGTGTCCGTGCTGTCTTCGTGAAGTATTTCCTGTTTATCTCTTCGGAAAATACACGTTGATATAACTTCATGACGCTAGAATAGTAAGCTCTATATTGCTCTTCTGTGTAGTCGCAAGTAAATAGTTTCTCATTGATACCATGAGCATGATAAAGTTGAGATTTCAGAAACTCCATTTCTTCTTTAGAAGCAGTTGAGTAATCTTTGTTTAATTCCATAAACTCTTCACCTTGCTCGAGATAGGCAATACCACCATTTTCAGCAAGTTCCATCATGCTATCAACTCGACTCTTAGCTTGTTTCTTCAAATGTTCATCTGCTGCTTTAGTTGGTAGTTTTAAGAATCCTCTCAACTTTGAATTCCCTCTGCCTAACTTCTCGGTTAACGCATCAAGGTTGATATCAATTAATTCTGTGATTTGGTTTAGTTGACTTGTCACGTTTAATTTAGGATTCTCAAAAACCCAGACATCGCTAAGAGGTAGCTCAATCTCTACATCATCAATCATGATTTCAACTCTCTCTGCAGTCCATGATATTGTTTTCTTTGCAAGCCAAATTTCAATCAGTCGACCATTTTCCCAACGTGGAACAACGACCGCAACACCATCTTTCAGCATAGCTCTTGTTACATTTGCCCAAAATACAACTGGTATTTCAAGGGTATTTGGAGAGAAAGATAAAACATTTGCAAGATCACTATTTTCAAACCACTCCATCTTGTCAACTCCAGTCGGATTTCGAGTGATTCTCACATGCTTAAATCGAACTTGTGCAGTATCTGTTGAAATCTTATTGTAGATATTGTCTAAGTAAATCGAATTTCTTCTCCAATAATTCAAATTTCTTTGTAAATAGGTCCTTGTGGATTTTCTATTACTTGGTCTGAAAATCCTAGCAAAAACCTCTCTTAGATTATTTATATATTTGTTCATTCTTCACCTCAATCAAAGTAATAACTCAAGTCTTCCTTGAAATTTTCGTAGCAAATAAAAGCATCTAGCTGACTAGCAAATACGTCAATCTTTTCTTTTGCTTTTTCTTTATTTGGAAATACATTGTTATTCGCATCTATCTTGACACGAACATTTGCGTGGTTCCAAGTTGCCACAGGATCGTCAAAGATGATTTTCCCCATCTTAGCTTTTTCTTTATACACTTTTAAAGGATTGGATAAGCTCTTGACCGTTTGTGGAATGTCGTGACATATATCTCCGTAGTAGTCATTAATTAAGCGGATAAGCTCTTTTGCATTCCAGCGGTCATATCCAACTGCAACTGGTAAGATTCTATTCTCACTCATGAACTGTCTTAACTCTTCAAATATATAGGCTTGGTCATTATAGTCCAACTCATGAACATGAAGCTGGCCACTAAGCTCCCACTCAGCGTATTTGTCCCTCAGTTCTTTTGGAAGACCTTCAATCGTATGACGTGGCATGAATTTCTTGTTCAAATACTGACGCTCTTCGCCACGCACCACCATAAATGAGACCGAACAAATGTCATTGACATCCGACAAGTCAACACCAAGTACACAGCGAGCACTCCGTTCCTCATTTCCGACAAACAAACTCTTATCAAACTTATCTGACCAACCCTTACACTCTTCATTACTGAAGTAAGCAAGATAGTTATTAACAGGGATATTAAATGTTTTAGCCATCAGCTCAGCCTGTTGTGCTGGATCATTCTTGCTCATTTCAATATCCTTGGCAATCGTCTCCTTCTCAGTCGTTATACCAAGTAAAGGCATAGCTTTCTGCCACATATCTGGATTGTGAATTTCAGAAACATCATCCAGCTGATAAATCCAAGGCATGACCGAATCATTGACAATCTTTTCATCAAGAATATCTACCCAGATGTTGTAATATTTATCAAAAAGCTTGTCCCGTTTCGTTCCATTGGTGGAGATATACCAGGTTATCCAATTTTTTCGCTTACGACTCGAACCATCATTCACAACCTTGATGAAGTCATCATCATAAGTGTGCACTTCATCAAAAATATTGTAGTGAGCATTAGTACCATCAAGGCTTTCATAGTCGGAAGTCTTGATTGACATAAGACTATTAGTTGTCTCGTACAAGATACCTTGTTTAGTTGACCGTAGTATGTCAGCCTCACGCATATAGTGTAGTAAGCTCTCTTCGTTCGACAGCATAGCTCTAGAAGCATTAAACAGATAGCCAGCTTGTTCACGACTGTAAGCTAGAAGCTGAATATCAGCACCCCACTCACCGTCAATAATCTGACCAACCTCACCAATGGCAGAACCAAGGGTGGTTTTTCCTGTACCACGAGGCACAATAATAGGCACCTCATGAATGAGACGCCTTTCTTCAAAATCTTTATATTCTTCAAGTGTATCGGGATCTGTTTTTGTAACTTCAACTGTATGATAAAAACCCCACGTTGTTTCTAGCCAGACCTTCTGAGGCAAAGCCAAACGTAACTTTCCAGCAAGACCTTTAGTGTTGCTGCACTCTTCCTCAATGAACTCAATCCGTTTGTCAGCTTCTTCTTGTTTGAAGATGTATTGCTCCTTGTACCTCTCTACGCGTTTAATAGATTTCATAGTGAGTGCACAAACACGAATCTTCCCTGAGTAGACCAGCTGAGCATATTTATCAAAATATCTCATCTCAACCATATCGAGCCAACTTCTCCTGAATCATTTCTTTGAGGCTATCACCCTGTGGACTTTGCTTTTCAATCGTTGACATAATCTGCATGTTTAGCTTTTGATACTTTTCCATTCCATCAAGTAGATACTTATCAGGTAGCTCACCATCATTGATGACTTTATTTATTTCCAGTTGGAAGTTTTCAATCACTTTTTGATTGTGATTGTATTGAGTTTTTAAATTTTTCAAACCTACTGAATCATTGTCATTGATTTCAAGCATTTTTTCTTTTGGAATCAACTTGAAAGTCTTACGAGAGAGTTCAACACGTTCTTCTCTTGTATACTTTTGCCGTTGATTTGCCAGCTTTTCTAACTCTTTGAACTGACTTTTTGTGATATTCGACCGAGTTTCTTCAAATATGCCTAGCTTTTTTCGATACCTGGTGAGGGTAGCACGACTTATTCCTAGCTTTTCTAAAACTTCATTGATTTTCAAAATCATGCTCCTTTCTTGTATCAATTTTCGTCATTTTTGGGGGAGAGGTATATAAGAGGATTGACACCG